GTGCGCTATACTACGACCATACCAAGTGACACGGACATAAGTTCAACGGACTAAACACACAAGGTATGGCATTAAAGTTTCTCCTAACCATTACGGCACAGTAACAGTGCCGTAATATGGGAAGTAAGCTAACTCGGTAGAAGCGATGGACTGAAAATCCATAGGAGTTGGTTCGACACCAACACTTCCCACTCAGGACTGTTGTTCCCCGACAGCAATCCTACATCGGAGGGTTCCCACTTATGATGATCCTCCGAAGCCTCACATAGAATCTCCCCAATGTGAGGTATGGACCATTAGCTCAGTTGGTTAGAGCGTCCGGCTCATAACCGGATGGTCCGGGGTTCAAGTCCCTGATGGTCCACGCATGGCAATCCGGCACGAAACTATAAATATAGCCATGGCAGTGAAGCTACGCCGAGATACACCGGAGGAAGTAAGGCGGCTGAGTGCGGCGGTGCAGTGCAGAAACGGTATGACTACCGCATGACCGTGACGGCTACCAGAGGTAGCAGACAAGAGAGGATGTAAAAAGATGTATATTCCTGAATTTTGGTGCGGTGTTGCCGCAACGATAATCACAGAAGTAATAATTGCAATCGCATATTCCATATATGCAGACCACAAGAAAGGAGGCAAGAAGTAATGAACAAAGCTGAATTAGTACAGGCAATGGCTGACGATGCCGGACTTTCCAAGAACGATGTTGAAAAAGCACTCAACGCATTTGTTGAGATCGTAGGTGGAGAACTTGGAAAAGGCGGAAAAGTGCAGTTGGTCGGTTTCGGAACATTTGAAGTGACTGAGCGTGCTGCCAGAGTTGGAAAGAACCCTCAGAACGGAAAAGAGATTTCCATTCCGGCTTGCAAAGCACCTAAGTTCAAAGCTGGTAAAGCACTGAAAGATGAAGTAAATCGCTAAATGATCGGAGCGAACTTGGTGTAGCGTGGTGGTTCGATTCCACCTGTGGGCGTAGCTCTTGCGATTAAGGTTCCCACCGCTTCTTTCCTAATGTTCTTGGCGATACAAAGAAAATTCCGGGCGAACGGCAACGATTGGTGGTGTTGCGGCGGACTGTAAATCCGTTCCCTCGTGGTAAACATTGGAGGTTCAATTCCTCTTTCGCCCATTTAGGTAGATTGCAGCCTATTCACAGAGGATTTACCGGACGCGAACGGCTTCCCTGCGGAGAATTGCAAGAACCTGGTTACGATTTTTTGTGGTTAAAGGGTACCTTGCTTCCAGTCAAAAAGTAAAAACCACACCTGTTCGATTAGTCAAGCGGTCAAGATACCACCTTTTCACGGTGGGGACGGGAGTTCGATTCTCCCATCGAACATTTCAACTGAGAATAACGCTGACTGTTTACAGTTGGTTTAGTGTTCCGGCTGAAAAGTATTGGCGAAAGCCGTGGTAAGCAATCATTAAATAGGGAGATTGCAATGCTCACTGAGAGGCTTATGTGAGTAGTCCGGGAAAGCCGACAGGACTTAAACTTGGAGAGCTTGCGTAAGTCACGCTAAAGACCATTGTTGCAACGATGCCTACGATAGCATAACTGGAAATGCCACGGACACCATGCCGGGGAAAGTGGGGTTCAACTCCCCACCGTAGGACGAGCGGATTTCTTAACTGATTTTCTTAGTCCGGCTTTAACAGGAAAGAAAATTGGCGGTGGCGAGGTTCCGGTGATCACTAAGTGACTTTTGGCATGAGTATTTTCAAGAGGAAAACCATGAGTAGAAAGGCAGATAGAGCCGTAACTACACAAAAAAATCTATCAAAACGCAGAGGACGGGTAGAGGCGGAGAACTGCGATAACAACGTACATCCGAGGTAAGGCGATAAAGAGTTGGACTCGCCAAAGGTTCTTTGAGTATGTAGTCGGTGGATTATGAGAACCATGTGGAGGGGTGTAAGGTCCGAGAACCACATTAAAAAATGAAATACCTTTGTTGGCAACTGTCTTACACGTTGCATCGGTTCGGTAGTGGCAACCATCCAAGCTGCCGCCGGACTGCATTGGAGTATAGCTCAGATGGATAGAGCACAACACTACGGATGTTGGTTAGCGCAGGTTCGAGTCCTGTTACTCCAATAATGGCTTGTAGCTCAGTGGTAGAGCGTCTGACTGTTAATCAGAATGTCGTGGGTTCGATCCCCACCTTGCCAGTTGGAGACACTTGACTTACTCTTTCAAAACACTCCACGACAGAAAAGGTTAGGAAAGGGCGTTTACGACCGGCGGAAGAGGATCTCCGACTTGTACGTTACCAAGGGAAAACTACTCTGCCGTGTGTCCGGTTGGTCGAGGGTGCGGTCTTGAAAACCGTCTGGATGTAAAAGTCTCTGGGGTTCAAATCCCTAACACGGCGTGGCAAAGTAAAGGATACGTTCGATTCGTAGGTGTATGGGTTGCACGTTCTCTATCCAAAACCAATAGAGAAAGGAACGGTTCGATTCCGCGGTGTGAGGTCGCATTTTACTTTGTGGTTTTGGCTCTATGGTATAAAGGTTATTACGCCCGACTGTCTATCGGAAAATTTGGGTTCGATTCCCAATAGAGTCGTTATGGTGCATTGCCGTAATGGTAGCGGAGTGGCTTGGTAAGTCATCCGGCAGAAATGCCGTATAGGTTCGATTCCTATATGCACCGCTATGAGACCGTATTCCACCGGTGGAGGAGGTCTCAGAATTTGGAGTTGCCGGAATAGGTAGACGGATAATCATAGTAAAGGAATGGGGTAGGCGAGAGGTAGGTGCGAGGACAAGCCACAGAAACAGCCGTAATCCTACCGCCCCAAGAAACTACTGAAAATCATAACTATTGTACCGAGTACCAACAGCGAAAGGTGTGGCTAACAGTAGCATAGTTCCATAGTGGGTGCAAATCCCATTACTCCAAAGCCGTCCTGACTTCGGACGTTAAACCAGTTGGGGTTAGAGAGATTTCCCGAAAGATAGTTCCTATTGGCATACCCGGTGGTTAGGGTGTATCACAACAAACCATAGTGAGTGTACGGAATTATTTAATCAAGTCCACCGTTCAGGATGTCGGCTGTGTGACGGTTAAGAGTGATTATGCGAGAAATTCGACATAGCAGAAAACTCAGAGGTTCTTGTGGGGCGAAGAACTATTATGGCGGAGTGGAGCAGCGGTAGCTTGTCGGGTTCATGCCCCGGAGGTCACAGGTTCAAATCCTGTCTCCGCAATCTTGCGTGGTAGTTCAATGGAGAGAACATTATGAGCGGTTGTCATGCTCCATGTGACACGGACAGCAATAATTCTTTTTTCGATGGTAACGAAGAGATGGGGGTTCGATTCCCTCCCACGCAACTGATACGGATTTCCGTATTAAAACTGAATATGGAGAGATGGCGGAACGGTAGACGCGGCAGTTGTGTACAATACATCATGTTTGTGGTGCTGACAGCAAATCTTACAGCTTGGGGTCTGCTTCATTGTTGGTTCAAATCCAACTCTCTCCATTCAAGGCGATGGCGCAAATGTCCTTACAAATCAAGAAGATGCGCCAATTACATGAGTGAGGTAGCTCAGTTGGTAGAGCACGAAAGAAAAATGGATCATGTTTGTGATCCGAACAGCAATCTTTCATTCCATGCTAAGGACGTTGTCGGTGGTTCAAGTCCATCCCTCACTCTATATGGCGATGTGGTGCAAAGGGAGCACAGCAGCTCTGTTAAGAAGAATGTCATGTTAGTGACATAATCAGCAAACTCCTTTCAATAACAATCCCAAGCTGCGGATAGGGGTTCGATTCCTCTCATCGTCTCTGCCCCGATTGCCGGTTATGGTAAACCGGATGGAACATGGTTGACAGGAGTGTTCCTTACAGCAATCGAGTATACGGGTTCAAGTCCTGTCGGGGCAATTAAGTGACGCTTACAGCAATCTTTCAAAACAGAAAATTCCATTGACAATATTTTCCCGTTTGAAACAGCGTCATGTAAAAAGAAAGAGGTTGCCTATGAACCGAAAAGAAGATTATAGGGATATGGAAAAGTATCATAAGGCGTGTCAGAGACAGCATAGGCGATATTACAGTAAAACGTCATTTCTATATCCGTCTCATCCGTGGACTGCGGAGGAAGATGCACTGGTAATCAAGCATGAGATTACCGATTCTGAATT